CCTTGGGTTCCGGTTCGCCGAGTGCCGGTACCGCCTGCTGCGTCGGCTTGGGGTCAGGTTCGCCGAGCTTCGGCTTGGCTGCCGCGGGTCGTGCCTCGGGTTTGTGGCGCGTCTGTCGCTCGGGTTTAAAGCGGCCGGTCAGCTTGTCTCGGGTCGCCTTGGCGGCTCGCTCGATGGCTCGGCTCGGGCTCTCGCTCATGCCGAGTTCCTTAGCCACGTCGGCGGGCTTGATCTTCGGGCCGGGTGCGCTGATCCCGCGGTCAATGGCCGGCGGCTGGATGATCTCCGCGGGTGGTGGAGGCGTCGGCTCCGTGACGGTGATGGCTTGCCCGGTGGCGCTCTGGCTGGCCGGGACCGCGATGGTCGCTCCGGTGTCGGGAGCGTTGAACTGCATGTGTCGTTTGATGTGCATGGTTTTTGGTTGGGTTCAGGATTCCCGCTTTGTGAGGACATCGAGGGCGAGCAGGAGTCCGGAGATTTCGCCCTGGGTGTGTTTGAGGTCGTCGGTGGTGACTTTGCGAAGGTTCAGGTCGCGCTCGTCGATCAGCCCTTTCAGCCGCTCGGTGAGGATCGTTCGCTGCACCGTCTCGCCGTTCCATCGCAGCCGTTCCGCTCGCACCAGTTCCGGCGGCATGTTCAGCAGCTTGCCGATGCGGTCGTCGGGCTTCTGGCGGTCGGCGCTCACAGCGAGAGGGTCACGCCTTGGGCCTGCGGCGGCTCGGCGCTGGGGTTGGGAGGCAGCAAGGCGGCGCTAGGCTGCCCGAGCGCGTCAGGCGGCGGCTGTGGCGCTGCGGGCCGGCCGATAGGCGCGCCGGAAGTTGGGAGCGGCGGCGGTTGCCACGGCTGCTCAGGTGGTGGCATCCCGCCTCCTGCAGCCATCAGGCGCTCCTTGGCGTTCTGCTGCGCGGTCTTGCGGGTGATCAGGAAGTTTTTCACCGGCAGTCCGGCCTTGCGGGCGGTCCAGACGATCAACGCCTTGGGGTCGATGTTGCCGGGGACGGTGTTGTCGAAGCACGCCTGGAAGGCTGGGTTGGCACTGGCTTCGATCACGCGGGCGGCTGCGGCGACCGCTCGGGCGTCGGTGCCTGGCATCGATCCATCGTGCGGCGACACGTCAAACCCGAACTGGATGTCAGGCGCTGTGAGGGTCGGGTCGGGTGGGTTGGGCACCTCGCCGCGGCTGATCTTGGCCTGCGCGGTCGCGTCGTCGTCGCCGAGGCGCGGGTCGCGTGGAATTGGTTCCTCGCCGGCGGCGAGCTTCTGCGCCGCGACTTCGGGGCTGTCGCCCTCCATCGCCTTCAGTTCCTCGCTGGTGATCGGCTCCCTGCGGATGTCGATGTATTTCGGCGGCGGTTCGTCCGGGTCGTATTCGTCGTCGTTGTCTCCGGTGATCCGCAGTTTCATGGTGTCGGGCATGAACTGCTGCAGGTCCATAACGATCCGGCGGGTCTGTGGCACCAGCGAGCGGCTGCTCAGGTTGCGGGCGATGGTCGAGAGCCTGCCCATCGCCATCTGCTGGACGTCCTGGTATTGGCCGAGGGTCTGTCCGGGGTCTTCGGTCTGCCCCTGGATCGGCGCGTTCGCTCCGCTGGTCTGCTCCATGACTTGCTGCCAGAAGGTCATCTCGCCGACGAACTCCTTGGTGGGGTCGTCCACCTTCATCTGCTGGAGGATTTGCTCGTTCGGCGTGTTGCCTGCTTCCTCGGTCTTGAGGATGAGTTGCCGCACCCGAGTCTTGTCGGTCAGCACTTGAGCCACGTCGCACTTGGTCCCGTCGCCGAGGAACAGGCTGCCGGCGCGTTCGACCTGCTCGGCGTGTGCGCCCTTGAGGACATCGATCATGTCCTGCGTGGGCTTCATCATCAGGGCGCGGCCTGGGGTGAACTGCTGGTGGGCTCCAGGCCTGCTCTCGCCGACCGCGTAGGGGAATTGGCCGTGCGCGTTGGTCTTGATGTTGACGCACAGGAGGTCGGTCTCGCCGGCGATCAGCATCTCGATCAGTTCGTATTCGTCGTCCTCGTAGATTTTGTAGGTCTTGGGCTTGGCCCGCACGGTAATGAGCCAGCATTCGACGGTGCCGCCGTCGTCCTTGTTCACCTTATCGGTCATGCCGAGGTCGGGTGTCGTCATGCCGCGGCGCTGACGTTCCCAATAGCTGCGGCTGGTGCTGGTCGTGGTGGTGTTGCTGGCCGCGATGCCGGTCAGTCCTTTGCGTGCCTTGGCGTTCTTCAGCTTCTCGACGACCTTCGGCAGCACGTAGTCGTAATCCTCGGGGTCGAGTTCGCTGCGGCGCTTGAGTTCCTGCCACGTCAGGGTCACGCGGTGGCCGGCGTAGCGGCCGCGCTGCATATCCTTGATCGGCAGCGCTGGGTCGCAGATGAAGTCGTAGGGGCTGATGACTTCGAGCTTCGAGTATCCACCTGCGGGCTTCCGGACGGTGCGCCAGCGGGTCTTCTTCACTGGCTGGTAGTTGGCCGGCTTGGGCAGCGCCTTCTTGGTCACCGGGTCGATCTCGGGCACGTAGGGCATCGTGTATTCGACCGCCTCTTTTTCCGTCTCGTAAAGGTGGCACCAGTGGTCATACATCACGCCGCGGTTGGTAATGATGCTGTCCATCACCCAATCGTAGCCGGTGGCGTAGCTGTCGTTCTGGGCGTCGTTCCAAGCCAGCAGTTGGTTGACTGCCTCGGCCTTCGTTTCGTCGTCGTCGTTGCGGGCCTCGACGCGGCGGTTGGTCTCGCCGCCGAAGAGTATCTGGCTGATGGCGGTAGCCAGCACTTCGAGTTGAGTGCTGCCGCAGGGGTGGCTGTAGTTGCGGCTGTTGCTCCGGTCGGTCTTGTCGAACTGACTGAAGGTGGTGCCGTCCGGCAGGGCCGCGAGCGCGTTGGCCACGTCGAAGGCGCAGTCGAAGTCGTTCACGTAAAAGTTCAGGACGGCCAGCCCGTTCTTCACATAGTCCCCGCCGAGCTTGGCGAGGCTGATGAAAAGGCTTGCGTCGTAGAACGGGCTTTCGCTGTTGAGTCGGACTTCGAGGGAGGCGTCCATGTCAGGCGGTCCAAATGGTAAAGCTGCGCCTTCCGAGCGTCAGTTTGATGGTGAAATCGCGGTGTGCCCACCAGCGGATGTCGATCAGCGGCGCTCGGCAGAGGGTCACGAATCCGTTGCGCCCGAGGCTGTGGCGGCGGTCGGTGATGTCGGTCGAGAGGGTCATGCGGCTTTCCCGGTGCCGGGTGGGTTGTTTCCGAAAAGGAACGCCTTCTCGATCTCCTCGTGCATTTGCTGCGCTTTTTCTGCGACAAACTGCTCCCACGGCGTCATCGGTTTGTTTATGGCGGGAGAGGGATTTGAACCCTCGATCTTCAGGTTATGGGCCTGACGACTTGACCAGACTTGTCCATCCCGCGGTTGAGTGTTCACGCCTTGGGTGCGGCGGGCGCCATTGCCTTGGGGAGCTTGGGTGGCGGATTCACGCCGAGCACGATCTCCTTCGATGGGTCGCCGTCGGGGCTCGGGATAAAGTATTTGCTGCTGCCGTCCGGTTGCAGCGCGACGCTCCACGGTGGGCCTGCCGGGGCGCTGGGCGCTGGCATCGCCGGGAGGGTGCTGCCCATCGGCATCGCGGCGGGTGGCGGTGCTCCGGCGGCGAGTGCCGCGGGCGGTGGCGGGGCCATTCCGCCGGCTGGCATGGGTGGCGTGAGGTTCGCAGGCTGGTCGTAGCGGTTGGCGGCGACGCCCATTGGCATTGCGGGGCTGGTGCTCGGGATCATGGGTTACTCCTCGTCTTCGTCGTAGGGTTTCTTGAATCCAAATCCTGCGGCCTTTGGGCCTTTGACGCCTGGTGTCATCATCTCGTTCTCGGGCTCCTCCTCGCCCATCGGCTCGGGCATCGGACTCTCCATCTCTCCCATGCCGAGCTTTCCGCCGGTCGCTCCGGTGATCTCCGCGGTGAGATCGCCGTCGGCGCTGGTCACTGTGCCGGTGATCGTCACCGTGAAGGTGTCGCCTTCCATCAGGTCCACCAATCCCGCTCCTGCGAGTTGGTCGGGCGTGAGGGTCAGGCCTGGTGATGCGAGTTCCTGGTCGGAGCCGTCGCCTCCGGGAAAGCTGTCGTCGATGGGTGGCTGATCGGAGGGCGGTGCAAATGGTGATGGCATATTTGCCCGTTACCATGCCCACGAGTCCCGCACAAGAGGAAAGTTTCCCGGCGCCGGGTTGCTACTTGGTGGCGTCGAAGGTTTCGCGGGCTTGGTCCCTGTGTTCGGCGGCGATGCACTCCCCGGCGTCGTGTGATTTCATCACTACGGCATTGGCTATTTGCCCCAGCGCCTCCCGGCACTTGGCGAGCTTGGCGAGGGCGGCGTCGCGTTCGTTTTCGAGTTTGCGGGCAAAGCCAAAATGCACCACGCTTTCGTTGGGGCTGGCGCAATAAATTGCCGCATCCGTCTCCAGCGTAGCGCGGTCGGTCATTTCGTTTCCTCCTTTTCACACTTGCGAAACACCGGCTTGCCGTCTGCGTCGTTGTCGCCTGGACGGTGGATGAGCCAGCCCATGCTTTGCAGTTGCGTCCACCCTCGGAATCCGGACTCGCCATGCAAAGCCAGTGTAATGCCGTGATCTGAGGTCTGCACCGGCAGGAAATCGCTGCCGGACAGCGCGCGGAACACGGCGCCTAGCGGCACGTCTGCGCGCGTCAACGGCACCATGCGCGGAGGCGTGGGGAGCGGGCGTCGGGTGCGGGTGGGGTAGTAGCAGCACTCAGTCGTCTGATATGAGCTTACGTTGGCTTCTACTCTCCATTCTGACCCGAGCTTAAATTCATCTCCATTTTTGTAGGCTTCCCCTTTCAGCAACGGCCTCCACCCCTCCAGCAGCATGTTCTCGGTCCAGTCCGTGCGATGCAACGGCATTGTCGCTCCGTCCCATGTCGGGAAAAAGCGGCGCATGTGGTCGGCAAGCGTCCACAGCGCGGCCTTGGGTTTGCGGCGGTGGGGCCATTTCGTGCTGATTCCGTCAGTTTCAATCCACTGTCCCGTGATGTGGTGATACTCAATCGGTTCGCCGTCGATCATGGCTTTGGCGGCGTCGAGCCATTGGGCTTTTTGTTCAGGTGTCATGTTCATGCTGAATCCTACTCGCGGCGTTTATCGAGTCAACTCCTATTCCTCGGCCTGCATCAGCTTCTCGAAGCGGTCGATGGCGTCCTGCTCGGTGAGGGCGATCACGCGGCTGGTGCCGATGATCTGGAGGAGCGTCGGGTTTGGGATCTTGAAGTCGGCCATCTTCTGCGCGGCCTGCTGGTCGGCCACAATGTAGAGCATCGGGTCGCCTCCCGGCACCTGGTCGATGTCGATGTCGTGGCCGGCGGCAAGCGCCTTTTTGAGCGCGTTCGGGTCGGGGTGGTGCTCGGCCATGATCGCTCGCGTTTGGCTGTAGAGCTTCTTGATGATTCGGTAGCCGGTGCGGTGGAGGTTCATTGCAGGGTGGTGATGGGCAGCGTGTTTGGATGCTTGGTGATGCGCTTCAGGTGTTCGTTCCAGCGGCTCACGTTCGCAAGGTGCTGGCGGGCGAGTTCTGCGCTGTTTTCGATCTGGCTGTGGAAAAGTCGAGCCGCCCGAAGGATCGCTTCCTCCGGTGTCGCGCTGGTGTCGTCTCGGCGCACGGCGGTTCCTGCGCTCGCTTTTTTGCCGTTCTGGTGGCACAGCACGCCGTTGGCGAAGTCGGACTCATCCATTTCGAGAAGCTGGCATGATGTGCGGTCGTAAGCGTAGCGTTTCATTCCATCGCCCTCCGTGCTGCGGCAATGATGTTGGCGCGGTCGGTCTCGGCCAGCTTACTGAACCATTCGGCGTCCTCGCGGTGCTCGGGGCTGGCCTTGATGGTAAAGCTGAACTCCTGCTGCTCGGGCCTGCCGGTGGCGGCGTCGATCACGCGGGCCTTGGCGCGCTTGATGGTCGATGCAGTCAGCTTTGCTGGGTCGGCGAGCGCAGCTTTGAGCACCTCGACGCGCTGCTCCGGTTCGATGGCGGCTAGTTCGTTGGCCTGGCCGTCGTTGAGCGTCGGGGCCACAGCGGCGACCTCGGCGTCCGGCGAGTCGGCCAGCATCATGCGGACGTTCTCCGCGCCGATCATCTGGTATGCCCGTTGCCGGGAGATTCCCCACTTGGTCTTGCAGTATGCCTCGAAGCTTACGTAGGTGTCCTGCCAGAGTTTCTGGTCGTGGATTTCCTTGAGGCTGCTGGCGATGCTTTTGGCGGCGGTGCTCATTTGTCGTTCGTTCCAGTCAAGTCGCCCGAGGCGCTTGGTCTTCTCGACGGCTGCGGTGATTTCGGCTGGGCTCATGCGGCATAATGGCGTGGGTCGGCTGGGTTGTCAAATAATTGACGCGGCTTCTCTGTATTGCCTGTCCGTTTTCTTTCCAGATCAGATGCGGCGCTTCATGTTCGCCGGCTTCGGCTTGCTCATGTTCCAGGGGGTCGGTGGTGCCTTTTTCTCGATCTCCAGCTTGAGGAGCCGTAGGGCGTTGATCTTGGCGTAGCGGGCGGCGTCCTGGACGTGGTCGAGGTTTTCGCACTTCTCGCCCTTCAGCGGCACGTTCTCGTTGCCTCCGCGCTCGTCTGCTGGGGGCCAGCGGTAGCCTCCGTGTAGGCCGCGTGCGAGTCTGGGGCATCCTTTGGCGTCCAGGCGGTACACGGGGCGTCCTTGGCTGTCGCGCTTCGCCATCAGGCGGTTGACGATGCCGAAAGTCTCCATGAGTCCGCGGCTCTGGGTCTGGAAGCGCGGGTAGATGCCGTAGGTGCGGAAGATGTTCAGCGCGCTCTCCTTCACGCTCTTGCCGTCCACGACGATCTGCTTGGTGTAGCTGCTGTTCGCTGCCGCTGGGTCGATGAAGTCCTCTATGCCGGCACAGATGCCGCGGTCATTCCAGAAGGGAAACTCGCTCTCGGTGAGCTTCAGTACCTCGTTGACGTGCCGGTCGGTGTCGCTGCCTTCGAGGTAAAACTCGAAGAGGTCGTGCCAGTATTCGGTGCCGTTCTCCACCCAATAGGCGCTCCAGACGGTGGCGGCGTTGGTCCCGACGTCGTGGCCGCGCATCAGGTAGGCGCCGGCGGGCCACGGTAGCTCGTTGCCTTCGTGGATCGGGATGCTGAAGTTGTAATAAACCGGGCTCCCGTCGTAAGCGTCGGCGTATCGGCCGTAAAGCATCCGCTCCAGCATCGCCGGGTTGCCGCTGTAGGGCAGGATGATGGTGTCGCGGATGTAGTTCTCGGGGAGGTTGTGCTCGTTCTCGTAGGTGGTGAGGTGCCAGAAGCGGATGATGCGCTCGCTCTCGGGCTTGGCTGTCTCCTCGGCCTCCAGCTTGGCGATCCAGTGCTCTGGCCCTGGCGGGTTGGTGTCGAGCACCACGCAGCGGTCTTTGATGAATCCTTTCTCGTCGCATGTCGCCGGGTCGGTGCCTTTCCACCGCAGGCACGCGAGGCTCAGGTCGAACTGCCAGCGGGCGATCTGGTCGGCCTCAACCAGCGCGAGGTAGCTGCACTCCATGCCGCGGAACTTGCCCTTCTCGGCCTTTGGGAGTCCGCGGAAGTGGATGTAGCCGCACAGGCGGTCGCCCTCGGTGGCGATCCAGTGGGCGATGTCCGCTCGGTTCTTCAGGCTGTCCCGCACGGCTGCGAGCCGTTCGAGGGCGAGCTTGCTCGGCACGCGGATTTTGCGTCCGTTGCTCCATGTCTGAAAGAGCCCGGTGCTGGCCGGCTCCCATCCCGGTCCCATGTTCTCGAAGTAGGTCAGGAAGGTGTCGATGGATGAGTCCGCTTGGCTGGCCTCGGTCTCGCGGGCCACGATCACTTTCGCGCCGGCGTTCAGCCAGATGTGCTCGCAGGCGTCCTGCGCGAGCCCGTACGTTTTCCCCGAACCTCGGCCTCCCAGCATGACGCGAATGAAGGCCGGGCTGTCGAGGAACTCGGCCACGCCTTTGCCTGGCGTCCCGAACTCTGGCGCTGGGCTGATCATTGATCTGCGCGCTGGTGGATTATCCCGCTCTCCGGCCTGATGCCCGCGGTGCTTGGATGATGATCGCCGGGATGATGCTCGGCAGCGGCGCTCCGTCCTGCCCGGTCAGTTCGGTCTTGCCGATCAGTTCGCCCTTTAGCTCGGCGTCCTGCCTTGCTGCCCTGAGACGGTCGGCGTGCGTGGCGGTCGCGCTGTTAACGACTTCGTAACTGACGCGCAGCCGGTCCTCTTTCGTTAGCACATTACTCTGGTGCTTGGCGGTCTGCAGGGCGACCAGTCTGGACTTCAGGGTAGCATTGGTTAGCGCGCGCGAGGCGTTGGCTTTGGCGCTTTTCGGGTTGCATCCGGTGAGTTTCCGCCATGCTGGCCCGGCTTTCATGCCGTGGGTGGCCATGAGTTGGCAGAGGGCTTCGTGGAGTGGGTTTGCCAGCGGGCGGCTGGCTTCTGGTGGTGCTTCCCGGTCCTTGGCTTGAAGTTCGAGGAGCTTAAATGCGGCCTCTGGGCTGGTCTTGGCGTGGTCGTTTAGGGATTTGCGGAGGCTGATCTCGGCAAGGGCCGCGGCTGCGTCGTAGTCGGCGGCGAATGTGTGCAGATCGGTGCCGGGTTTGGCCTCGCGTCCTCGCTGGAGCCAGTCCTCGACGGTTTCGAGTTTAAGCTTGGTCGCCTTGCATATCAGCGGGAGCGGGTTGCCGCCTTGGCTTGCGGCCACAATGTCGTTGATCTGTTTGGCGGTCGGGTTTCCGGCGCCGGGTGTGGTGTGTTTCGGCATGGTTCTACTCTGGTGTGGGTTGGGCGGTTGTCAAAGTGGGGTCACTCATACTGTTTCCCGTTGAGGCTGGTGTGGGCGTGCTCGAAGGTCTTGCCGAAGCGGGCGACCGCGGCGTCCACGTAGCAGGGATCTAGCTCGGAACCGAAGCAGACGCGGCCTTCGAGTTCCGCTCCCACAAGGGTTGATCCGCTGCCGAGGAACGAGTCGATGACGATCTCGCCCGGCAGGCTGCTGTTGCGGAGGGCGCGGCGGGAGAGGCTGGTGGGCTTCTGGGTGGGGTGTATGAGGCTTGGCGCGCTGTCGCGGCTTTCCTGCCAGTAGGTGCTGTTCTGCTGGATCTGGCGCAGAAGGTCGCGCATCTCGTCTTTGCTCATCTTCTCGATGTCGGGCGCGTCCTCGTCCAGTAGGGTGGTCTCGGTGCGGTCGCCGAGCCATTCGCTGTTCTGGCCGGCTTTGGCGCAGCTCAGGAGTGGTTCGTGCGCCCAATGGTAGTCTGATCGGCTCAGGACCATCTGTTTGGCCCAGATCAGTTCCTGCTTCACTCGCCATCCAGTCTCGATCAGCGCGGTCTCGAATTCGATGTGGTTGCAGGAGGCGAAGAAGCAGTAGAGGGCGGCGCGGTCGATGGTGGACTCGTGCAGGCGCTCGAACGCTCGGGCGAGGAACTGGACGAGGTTGCCAGCGCGGAGGTTGTCGTTGGCGATTGCGCCTTGGTAACGTGGGCGTGTGCCGGGTCTGGAGGTCTCTGCGCTCTCGTAGCTGACGCCATACGGCGGATCAATAAAGACCAGCCGCGCCTTCTGTCCGTCCATCAGCCGATGCATCTGCTCCGGGTCGCAGGAGTCCCCGCACATCACCCGGTGCCGGGTGGCGCTGCCTTCGGTCCAGAGTTCGTAAATGTCGCCGGGTTTCGTCACCGCCACGGTGGTCGGTGGCGCAGGCGCGTCGGGGTCTTGCTTGGGCTTGGGCTTGGCTTTGGTCAGGAGGTCGGCGATCTCGGTCTTGGAGAAACCGAGGCTTCCGAGGTCGATGCTCTGGCCCTTCATTTCGGCGAGCAGGCTCGCCAATTTATCCTCGTCCCATCGGCCGGTTCCGTTGAGTTGGATGTTCAGCTTGCGCTCGGCGGCTTCGTCGAGGTCCACCTCCACGACCTGACACTCGGTGATCCCTTGGTCGAGCATCACTTGGCGGCGCTGGTGGCCTCCGACCAGAAATCCAGACTTGCGGTTGAAAACGAGCGGCTGGACGAGCCCGAATTCGTTTAGGCTGGCTTTGATCGCCTCGTATTCGTGCTCTCCTGGTTGGAGGCTTTCGCGGGGGTTCCACGGGGCAGGTTTTAACGCCTTAAGCGAGACCGTCTTGAGTTTCATTTGTATGCCCTACCTGCCTTGAGTTGTTCAATTTTTGAAATGATGTCGGATCGGTCTGCTGGGCCTCCCCATCTACTGCCCCTTGGTCCTTGCGCGATTCCTATCACGATTTCTCGCCAGATGGCGAAGTCGTTCCGCTTCTTAGCTCTGAGTCGGAATTTGTCGAAGAATCTCACGACCTCCATGCAGTGCAGCGCCCTTCTAACTTCAAGTTTTGCCCTGGGATTTGATCGAATGCCTTGACGGTTGGTCATCGCGCCGTGCCGCTGTATCCTTGTTTTCCATCCCGTCCTGAGAATTATTTCTTCTAAAATTGCAAGATCGTCATCTCTCAGAATAATGCTGAACGCTGGCTCTATGTCCTCAGATATCGACCCTCGCCGCGGCCTTGATACGCGGCAATAAAAGCAGCCCTCTCCATCTGTAAAGCCAGCCATCCAGTGTCCAAATTGTTCGTCTGTTAAATCATTCATCCGGCACATTGTATGTGCTGGTTTGATATCCGTCAACAATTTCACGGCTTGAGGCTCTTGAGCTTTCGGGTGACGAGTTTCATGCGGGAAGTTTGGCGGCGATGGCGAGGGCGCTGCCCAGCATGGCGACGGCCAGCGCAGGATCGGGCATGGTGTCGGGAGACAGCGGTGTGTCGAGGAAAGTCATCACGGCTTTCCCTGCTTCCTCCAGCGCCTTCCGAGCCGTGCGTTCGGCGTCGCGCTCGGCGGTGAGCCTCTCCAGCGCATTTTTGGTCACACGCAGGACTTCCTGTGCGATGCCCTGCTCGGCGGTGACGGCGGCGAGTTGTGCGCGCAGTTCGTTGATTAGGTCAGTCATGGCGTGGTCATTTCCAAGAAGTCGGCGGCGTCGGCGGCGTCGCAGTCTGGCACGTCGGCGTCGGTGACGCAGAGGTCGCTGATGATTCCGTGCTCCTGCAGGAGGTTCATCGCGTCGGCGGTGTGGGGCGGGCTTGAGCGCTGCCGGAGGTAGGTTTCGAGAATGTTCACTGAGCTTCCCTCCAGGTCGGTATCTGTCCGGCGTCCGTGTCCTGCACGGCGACCTCGAAGCGTCCGACGCGGGCGATGCGGATGGGGGTGGCGGTGAAGTTCTCGGCCTTCCATTGCTTCGCGGCGACGTAGGCCAGGATCGTGGCGCTATCGAACGCCCCCCTCGGGCTCGCCATCCGTTTGCGGAGATTACTCGGGGTAAGCTTGAGGGCGCTGGCAAGGGCTGTCAGACCTCCGGGGCCGTAGCCTTGCAGCATCGCGGCGATGATTTCTTGCAAGAGGTCGGCCTCGGGGCTGCGCTTCGGCTTGCTGGCTTTGCGTTTGGCCTTCATCTGGCGGGCAGCTTGCGGATTTCGTCTCTCGGCTTCCAGACTACCTTTTTGCGGAGCAGCACAGGCACGGCGTCGAGTCCGGGCATCGGCAGAAAGTCCACGACGGTACCGCGCATCCGGCGTTTGCCGGTGCGGTAGCGCACGGTGTCGAGGGCTTTCAGCTTGGTCTTCACTCAGACAGGGTGACGAGGGTTTGGATTCCGTCGATGGATGATTTGATGCCGTCAAGCACGGCGCGGAGGCGGTCGTTGTCGCGCTCCAAGGAGTCGAGTTGCGCTTCGGTGTCGGTGGCGCCAGCGCGGCCTTCGTTCTCGGCTTTGTAGGCGTCCCGCTCGCGCATCAGTTCCGCGCATTGGTTGCGGAGCGCCTTCTGGAGGTCGGCGGCGACCTTGGCGTACTCGTCCCGCTCTTTGATCGCCTTTTCCAGTCTGACCTGTGTGTTTCTCCAGCTTTCGTGTTTGTCGTTCAAGTCTTTGTAAAGCTGCCCGTTTTGCTTTTGCAGGTCGGCGATGTCTTTGCCGTGGGTGGTGCTGTCGGCCCGGTTCTTGGCCTCGTCGTATGCCTTACGCAGCGTCTCGGCGTTTCCTTCGGCGTCCTCAAGCAGGCGCTCGTATCTTGTCATCCGCGACTGCAATTCCGCGATCTCCTTGTTCTTCTCGTCGTAGATGCGGCCGTGTGCGGCCTCGGTCTCGGCGCGCTGGCGCTGCATGTGGTCGGCGATGGCCTTGAGGTCGAGGGCGCTTTTCTCGGCGAGTTCGGCGCGGTTTCGGAGGTCGAGAAAATCGCGTTGCAGGTCTTCCCTTTGGACTCGCAGGTTTTTGCTGCAATCGTGCGCTCCGTTTTCGCCGGACTTCCATTGAAAGCCGCAGGCGCTGCATGCGTGCGTGATCGAGATCATGCTGCCTCCTCCGTTGCGGCAGACTCGGACTGCGGTTCCGGCTTCTTGTGCCCGTTCTGGTATCTCCGGCGAAACTCTTTGGCAATGGTGTGCATCGGCTCCCTCCAGTCGTCGGTGACCTCGTCCTGGTTCTCGGTTAGCCACTTGGCGACGATGTTCATGGCGTCCAGCACCGCGCTGGAGTCGTCGGTGTCGATTTTGACCTTGATGGTCGCGCCTTTTGACTCCCGAGGCTTGCCTGGGTGCGCCACCTTGATGAGGTCTTTCAGTTCCTTCACGCTCAGTCCCTCGTTGTCCGCGGCGCGAAGGAATTCGTTCTGCTCGTCGGCTGGCAACTTGGCAACGGCCTCGTGGTGGCTTAGGCTCAGGTTTTCCCGGCGGCGGGACGGCTCGATCTTGCCGCTGATCCATTGCCAGTTCTTCAGTGTCCCGATGGCGACTCGCATGTATTCGCGGGTCGAGTCGATTACGTCGGCGTAGCGTTCACCGAAGCGATCCTCGCCGAATGCCAGTAGATCGCCGAGCATCATGGCTGCCTGGCTGTGTTTTTTGCCGGTCGCCTCAAACATGGCGGCTACGTTTTGCGTCAGGGTGCGCCAGCGAGTCTCCGGGATCTCCGGGCTGATGGCGATGCCGGTTGGTCCGGTCACCCAAAACTCGAAGGTGCCTTGTTCGAGGCATCCAGCGAGGTCGATGGCGGTCGGGATGGTGTCGAGCGCCTGCTCGGATTCTGTGATGGCTGTGCTCATGGTTGGTTCAGGCTGCTGCTGTTGCGGGTTTCTTGGGGTGTCCGGCGTCGCTCCGGGTCTTGCGGGGCTTTGGTGCGCTCGACAGGGCGTGCAGGACGGTGATGGCGGCGGTCTTGGGGTCGATCTCGCCGAGGTGGATGAGGACGCAGGGCTTTTCTTCGCCGTCTGCGTGGATGGTCAGGGTGTGGCCGGTCATGGTTGTTGGGTTGGTTTCAGTTCTTTTGATTCTGAGTGGCCCGCTTGCGTGCGGCGACCTCCATCATTTCAAGTGCTTCGTGCGCGGAAATCTCTTTGGACATCATGCCCTGTGTAATCAAGATTGCTGCCTGCCGTTCGGGGTTGTCTTTCTCCTCCGTCACCCTTTCCCTAATCTGGTCTCGGCAATACCCCCAAATCGGCCAGCTTCCAGTGCTGTTTGCAACATCGCATGCTCCGGTCTCCACCGTGTTGTCTCTGGGAATTCCGGCAACATCGGCGGCAATGTCGAGCAGATCGCTACTCCAGTAGTCCATTGCCGTAAGACCTGGCTCTTTGTCGCGATCTGCCGGTGACTCGCCTCTTTCCATGCTGCCGATTAGCTCAAGAATGGTCAGGACGATTTCGTGTTGGGATGGGTAGTTCATGGTTGTTGGGTTGTGGCGTCCGGTCTCCCGGCGCCGGGTTAAATTACTTGGCGGGCTTGCAGAGCTTCGCCATCTGCCGCTCCTTGGTGGCGATCCACTGCTTGAGCTTGGCAAGGTATTCGGCCTTCGGGGTGCGGCCTCCCAGCCAGTTCACGACGGTCGCGCAGCAGACATGCCGGCTGGCGGATTCCCCAAGCACGAACCTGCCAACCTCGCCTTTCTGCGCGAGCCCGGCGTCGCACAGTTCGCGGATGCGTTTCAGCACCGGGGCGGCGGCGTCGATCTGCTCTTTGGTGGCGCTCATCGGGTGGTTGCGAAGGCGAGTTCCGCGCCGGCTGCGAACGACAGCGCGAAAAGCAGGATTGCTCCCGCTATCACTGCCAGCGTGTGTGTGATGATGGTGATCATGTGGATAGAGTGTAGTGCAGGCGTGTATTGTGTCAACGGGTTTTCCTTGCTGGTGGCGTCTTTTCCGGCTTCTGCTCGGCGTTGCGGAAAGTCGTGGTCGGCTTGTCGAAGTGGACGGGCACGTCTTCGCCCCTGGCTCCGCTGCGCTGTTTCAGGATGCGGATGGCGAAGTCCTCGCCTTCCGGCCAGATGGCCCAGATTTGGTCGGCGTCGTCCAAGATCGCCTTGGCTCCCGCCACCTCGCCGTCGGCGTTGACCTGCGAGAGCACCACGATGGGGATGTTCAGTTCCTTGGCGAGGTTCTTGAGCCCTTTCGAGTTGGCGCTGATGCGGTCGTGGCGTTTGTCTTCGCCGCGGGCGTCCTCTTTCATCAAGGTCAGGTAGTCGATAAACGCAGCCTTGATGCCATGCTGCGAGTGCAGGCGGCGGAGTTTCGCGCTGATTTCGAGCACACCCTGGTTGCCTTCGTCCTCGATGTGGATCGGCGAGGAGGCGATCTCGGACGCGGCTCGCGCGACGGCCGCGAACGGGTCGGTCTGCGCCATGAGGTCGTCGCCCTTGGTCAGCTTGCCGCGGATCAAGTCTTCGCCGTTCACTCGTGCCCGGCTGGCGATCAGGCGGGTCGTCAGCGCCTCTCCGCTCATTTCGAGGCTGATGATCCCGACGGGGGTCTTGAGGTCGATGGCGAGGTTGGCAGCAATGGTCATGGCGAGCGCGGTCTTGCCGTCGGAGCGCTTCGCCTGGATGACAATGTATTCTCCGGGCGCCATGCCTCCGGTGTAGGCGTCGAGGTCGCGGAGCCCGGTCGGCAGCCCTTTCATGCCGGTGCCGGCCTCCTGCGCGGCCTCGATGCGGCGGATGCTCTCCATGACGAGGTCGTGAATCGTTTTGGAGCCGGCCTGAAAGCGCTCGGCTCCGATGGCGAGTATTGCCTTCTCGGCGCTGGCGAGGACGCCCGTGATGTCATCCTGCTCGCTGTAGGCGCGGGCGGCGTGCGTGGTGCAGGTCGCGATCAGGGCGCGGGCGCGGGCTTTGTCGAGGATCGTGTCGGCGTAGGCGGCGGCGTTCGCGGCGGTGGCGGTGGCGGTGCAGACCTCCGTCACGTAGGCGGCTCCTCCGACTCTTTCGAGTTCACCCTTGTCTCGGAGGGCGTCGGTAACGGTGATCAGGTCGATGGGCACCTTCTCGGCGTGCATCGCGAGCAGGACTCGCAGAATCTCGGCGTTGGCCGGCAGGTGCATGGTCGCCGCGGTGATGCGGCGCTGGATGCAGTAGTCGCCGAGTTCGCGTGGGCATAGGAGGAAGGAGCAAAGGAAGCCGACCTCGGCCTCGGCGCTGTAGGGTAGCGGGCGTCCTTTCATTGGAGCCTCCTCCAGATTTGGCGCATCATGGCGATCCGTTCCTCGCCGCTGCGGCGCGATGCCGTCGGGGAGGCGCTGGCCGTAACCGGTTCCCGCTTCTGCGCTGGCCGTGGCGCTCTCGGTTCGCGTGGCTTCCGGTCCTTCCGTGCGTTCGACCGCGGCGGCTTTTGGCCGGTCAGGATGTAGCGGGCGGCGGCGTCCTCGGCTTCCTGTCGGGTCCGGTAGGTGCCGAGGTATGTCCGCTTGTCGCCTGGCCCGCGGACGTTGCCGAAAAACTTGCCGTTCTTCGGGTAGATGTAGGGCCGGAGTTCCGTCTTCATCTTGATCCCGACCGCCATCGGAGGAGTCGTTCGGGCTCGCTCCGGTTCCCAGCCGGCTTTAATGCGCTTGGCGATGGTCTCGCGGCTTGGGGTGGTCATGGTTGCTGGGTTCTGGTGTAGCCTCGGCCTTTGCAGGGTTTGCAGTCGAGGATGATCGTGGTCGCGCCGCTCTTTCGGTGCAGGTCTTCGATCTCCCGTCGCCGGGTGCCGACTCCGTGGCACTCGGGGCAGGTGGTGAGTTGGTGTCGTATGCCGTTGAGGATGTGGGTAGTCGTCATGGTATCCAGTGGCTGTCGGCGTAGTCGGCGATGGCGAGGGCGCTCATACTGCCGCCTCTTTGATTTCGATCTCCACTCCCGGCCTGCCATATCGCTTGGTCAGCTTCTCGGTGACGATCTGCGAGTCGTCCTTCCAGATAATCGCGGTCATGGCGTCCTCGACTCCGCGGGCCAGCTTCAGCACGTCTGGCTTGCTGGCCGGGAACGCGGGCGCGGAGTCCTTCAGCTTGTCGGCGTTCACTCCAGTTCGGTAGTGCGATTTCGGTCGTTCCACAAAAAAGCGCAGCGTCAATTCAATCGGGCAGTCCCACGGCTCTCCGGTGTAGGCGCGTTGGGCCTCGTGTTTCACGTCCATCTTCCAATCTTTCGCTTTCGGATTGGCGTCGGTGATGATCGCTCGGCCTGCGTGGGCTCCGCCTTTCAGGACAAAGGCGCGTTTGCTTCCGGCTGGCTGGGGTTTTCCGCTGACTGAGAAAATAATTGGCTCAATCACTTGGCGGGTTGGTTGGCGAGCCAGCGTTCGGCCTCGCAGACGGCGGTGTAGAGGCGCATGTCTGCCGGGGCGAAGGCGACGGTCTCGCCGGCCTCGTTCTTCTTGGCGATCTCGTCCATCGTCTGCATAAAGCCGCCGAGGATTTTTTTGGCGCGGACGATGGTGCCGGGCTCGCTGGCGTAGATGTCGCCGACGGTCTTGCCGTAGAGCAGGCTGCCAACCTTGGGGCTTTTGTGGGAGAAGTCCACGGTGCGCCAGTCGGTGGTAGCCTCGGCAGCCATCCGCTTGGGTGGCGGTTCGGCTTTCGGGTGCGGTCCCGGCACCGGGTCGGATGCGGGTTGCTCGGGTTCCTCGTTCTCGGCGTGCTGGGCGATCTCCTTGCCTGCGACTGGACGCTCCATTTCCGCCAGTTTGCACCGAAGTTCTGCGGCGAGTCCTTGCAGGCGGCTTTTCTCGGTGGTGGATTCGGTCAGGGCGGCGTTTTCGAGGTGCTGCTCAATCATCTGCGCGATGATGTCTTTGTCGGTGGCGTCCTTGGCCTGTTGCTCCCGGCGGCGGGCAAGCTCCTCGCGCGGCATCACGGTCGGGTCGTAGGAGTCGGCGTCGATGATGTCCGCGGTCGGGACGAGGAAGGTCTGGAGCAGTAGGTATTTGTGCGCCACGCTCATCGCCTTGGCGGTGCCCTTGTCGGCGCTGTCCATGCCTTCTCCGGGCAGCCTGGCCTCGACGTAGCTGCCGTCGCTGGCGGTGAAGCGGTAGCCCATTGTGAGCATCGTGCGGGTGATTGGCGTTCCTTTAGCGGTTTTTCCGGCGTCGGTCTGCGTCACGCTTTCGATGACCGGAAGGCAGAAGACGCCGTGCGCCGCAAAAATCGGGTGCAGGGCGTTGTAGGCGTCGTCAATGCCGCGGAATTTGAATCCCTGCTGTTCGTTCTTCCGGTCTTTGCTGATGATGTCGATGTCGCGGGTAATCGCGGCCATCGCCATGTAAATGTTGCCCGCGGTCGGCGAGCTTGGGTTGCTTGGCTGTGTCATGGTTATTTGGGTTTGGGTTGGTTGAAATCAGAAGGGCTCATCGTTTTCCGGTGCGTCGAGGTCTGAGTCTGTCGGCGGCCTCCGCGGAGGTGCGGCCGGTCGGCTCGGCGCGGAGCGTCCCGGTGCCGGGTGGCTTTCGCCCTGCTCGCCGCTTTCCCCCTTGGAGCCGAGCAGTTGAATGTTCTCGCCGATCACCTTGAGCTTGCTGCGCTTCTGGCCGGTGGCTTTGTCGTCCCATGTGTCGAGCTTAAGGCGTCCTTCGACAAAGAGCGGACGGCCCTTCTTGCAGTATTCGCCGACGATCTCGGCGACGCGGCCCCAGAATGTCACGTCGATAAATGTGACCTCCTCGCGCTTCTCGCCGTCGCCGGTCTTGTAGGTGTGGTTTACCGCAAGGCCGATGTCCGCGATTGCGGTGCCTTTTGGGCTGTATTTTACCTCGGGATCGCGGGTGAGGTTGCCGATGATGATGACTTTGTTGAAGGATGCCATTGGTGGGTTTTGGTGTTGCGAAGTATGGTGCTGGTCGTTTATTGTGTCAACTGATCTTTTTGAACGGGAAACGCTCGGGGTCGGCCTTGATGATCTTGATGAAGTGGCTGCCGACGGACTCCGCTTCTTCGAGGCGCGCGGCGTCGCCGGGTGCGACGTTGCTGTATTGGTAGATGCTGCCGGGATGGTCGGCTGCCTCCTGTTTTCTCGTCGGGGTGAATTCGACCTCCAGCGTTTGGCTGATGGGATCGTAGCCGATGGCGGCAAGTTGGCTGCTTTTTACGGGTTTTCTGGTCATGGGTTTGGATTGGTTAGCGGTTGGTTGACTGCACTCTTTCAAAAAAGCGAATGCCGGGCGGCTTGGCCTCGGCGATGGCTTTGGCGGCTGCCTCGTCCTTGAGGAATTCCAGCATATCGGCGCGGCGGATTTCGATCTTCAGGAGGCGCGCAAGGTCGGGGCGCTGGGTGAGGATGAAGGCGGCGAACTGTTCCGCGCTGCGGGCCGCGCGGAAGGGGTCAGGGTCGCCGAGCAGGGCGAAGTCGCGCACCATCTTGGCGCTGACTCCGCGGGCGTGGGTGATCTCGGCAACAGGCGGGGCGGTGGGGAGCATCGCGGCGGCGTCGGCGGCGTCGGCGGCGTCCTGGGCCTCCTGCGCGAGCCTGGCCTCATCCTCCTGTGCCTTGCGCTGTGCATCCTCGGCGTCCTGCTGCGCTTTGGCGGCCGCGGCTTTGGCGGCGGGGCTGTTGGCCTCGGCAGCGCGTTTGGCGGCTTCCTCGGCGTCGCGTTGGGCCTGCTCGGCGGCGCGGGTGGCGGCTTCCTGCTCTCGGGCGAGTCTTGCGGCGGCTTCCTCGGCTGCGCGCTGCTCGGCGGCGGCTCGGGCGATTGCGGCTTGGCGCTCGGCTTCCTGCCGGCGCTGCTCGGCCAGCAGCTCGGCTGCGTGGCCGTCGATCATGTCCTTCAGGCGCTTCCGCGCCTTCGTGACGGGTTCGAGCCCTTCCTCCACAAGGTCAATGATTTTTGCCTTGGTGGCGTTCAGCGGGCCTTTCCAGACAGCCTCCTGCGCCTCGATCTCCTTCTTGAGCGCGCCGAGTTCTTTGTAGGCGGCGTTCGCTGCGGCCTCGTCTTTCGTGCTCTGCACTTGGGCGACGGCCAGCGCGTTGGCGACCAGCCGCTCTCGGCGCCGGGTAAATTCGGGGGCAAGTCCGGTGATCTGCATCGCTACCAAGATTGCGCTGGCGACGGTTTCGATCTCGCGCTTCGCTTCGTCCCGGATGTCGGGCGCGGTGTCGTCTGGAATGGCGAGGGTGAGGGTGATGGGTTCGGTGGTCATGGTTTATTCGTCGTTGGGTGTTGCGGGTATTGAGTTGATGATGCTGAGAAACTGTTGGACGGGCGCATCGAATCCTTCGCTGCTCTTGATCTGCTGGCATTTGCTTCCGTTCAATCCAGGCAGACTGCTAATCGTGTATTCGGTTTCTACGCTTTTGTTTTCGGTGTGGTCGTAAATCGCCGACTGCTTGGTGGCAAACCACGATTTGGTAGGGTCGGCTTTTTGGAGGATGGTGAGGGCTTCGGTGGTGGTCATGGTTTGGGTTTTCTTGGGTTTGGATCAGGCAATCGCCAGCAGCGCCTCCTCGGCCTGCTCGACTTCGGTTTCGTTCAATTCGATCACGTCGCCGGCCGCGGTGTGCGCCGTCAGGTCGTCGATCTCGCTAGGGTCGTCCACGTCGCGGGGATTGCCGCGGTAGAGTTTGCCGGTGATGTTGGCTTCGATCTCGCCTTCGGGGCGGTCGAGGAAGATGGTGGATTGGAGTTTCATGCTTTGGGTTTGAGATTCGCCGGGAGCCGCAGGCGCTCCCGGCGTCGTTCTCAGGCGAGTGTTTTGATGGCGAGGAGTGCGTCGAGTTGAGTCTTGATGCTTTCCGCTTCCTCGCGGGCAACCGTCAAAGTGTGAGTGAAGCTACGCGTGATCGTTTTGATCTTGAAGTCGCATCCGTAGGAGTCCCACGGGTCGCTTTCGACGGTGACCGTGACCTTGCGGTCGAGCTTGCGGATTTCGTTCACGGGGTTCGCCGTGTCGTTGCCCTTAGTGGGCGTCGCCTGAGATGCGGTTTTTTGCATGACCTATCTTCTCATGTGGCGTTTATCCTGTCAACTCGTTCTGGGCGTTATTTTCCTCTGTAAATGCAGAAAGTTTGCGTTTTTTTGAGGGCTCCCGGCGCCGGGCGACTACATCGCGAGCCCCATCGTCCGCGCTGCGTTCATGTGCTGGGTCACCCATTCGTGATGCGGTCGGCAGAGCCCGATGACGTTCGCCGCGTCGGTCGCGCTTCCTCCCTGGGATCTGGCGAGCCGCTCGTGGCCGTCCCGCATCGCGGCGTGGCATCCTGGAAACTCGCACCGGCCTCCGCACCGCTCCCGCACCGCGGCGAGGCATCGCGTCCTGGCCGGCGCTTCCGCTTTCCGCTTGGCGCTGACCGGCCGCAGCTTCGTTCGCTTCATCGGCGTCCTGCTCCGCTGCTGCCAGGCGCGCAGTTTTTCGAGGTCACGCTTCATCTCAGTCGCGGATCGCTGTCCAGACCGCTACGGCGATAGCGAGCAGCGCCGAGAGGAACATGCCGGCGTAGAAAAGGCTGTTGCGGTTGTTGGGGTCGATCATAAGTTTTCGTCGAGCAGCTTCAGAATGCCTGCGCCGGGCGAACGCGAAAGCTGCCGGGATGGTGCGAAGGATGGACAAGGCCGCTACGTTGCGCCTGCTTGATAAGCGGCTCCGGCGCTCCTAGCGTTCCGCCCGCACAGTCAGCCACCGCAACAGCGTCGCCGTCGCCAGCGTTGCCAAGGCCCAAGCGAGAGCGCAAACCGTGGCTTTCACTCGCGCATGCCTTTCCAGACCACGGCGAGGAAGATGACGAGTGCGATAAGCGCGATGAAGGACGCGCCGAAGGATTGGGACTCGGCGATCATGGGCGGCAAGCTACAGGCACGTCTCGACGAGCTTTGCCTCCGCGTCGCGGCGGCGGTTCATCCCCTGCTCAATATCCTTGCCGCGCCAAATTCGTTTCATCGCGCGAAGCTGCCACGCTATGCCTCGGTAGTCCTGCTTTTTGGTCAGGTCGCGAATGGCGCGCATCTCGCGCCTGCGGTCGCCGTCCATCGCGCTGCCGCGATTGAAGGTGAGCGAAAGCAGCGCCCCCTGACAGTTTGGGTGCAGGGCATCGAATCCCGGCCATGTCCGCTGGCAGAGACGCCAGAATTTGGGCACCGTCGTCGCCTCATAAACCTCCAATGCGAGTGCCCACGGGATGCGAAGATTCTTCACGCCAGCGACGGCTGACTTTGCCGCCACCCCTTTTATGCCTGCGGTTTTTGCCAGTTCCCCGGCTTCGCCTAAATCGCTCCAATCTGCGAGTATGGCGGCTCGGCTGTTGTATCCGCAATCATAACCGATTCCCACGGTCACTCCGCTGGCCGCTCCAGGCCACGTCGGACGCGAAAGGTATTTCGTGTAGTAGGCTTCGCCGCCACCCACCTCAAAGTCGAGGATGAGCTTTCTGGATTCAGGAGATAGATTCATCGTCGTAGTCGTCGTCTTTTGCGCGGCCCGCGTTCACGTATTCGATCCGCTCGTTGATGTTCTGGGTTTCGGTGTGTTCCGTTTTGCCGTCGTCCCGGTTCGCCATCACCTGCGCCACGCCGGATAAGCCGAAGCGGGTTTGCAGCGTCTGAAATCCAAGGTAGCCGATGAGCAGCGCGCCCAACGTGCCGGAGGTCGTGATGAATATCGTCGTCAGAGACGCGGCTTTTTCGGACTCCATTCCCTTGAGGTCGCTCACCGCGCCGTCGTGAAACCACACGAGCAGCCATGCCGCTGCGATGGTTGCGAGCAGCTTGCGTGAGAGGAATGTTGCGGTGATGGATTTGAGAAGTTTCATGGGTTCATAGGATTTTGCTGATTATTGGGCCGACAACGGGAACGGTCAAAAGATACGCTTTGAACATCCGCAATGCAACCCATGCCCCAAGCAATCCGAAAAAGGCCTTGCCCCAAAACCACGCCCACGATTTCCACGTCTCGGCCCCGGAGATCTCAACGGCCACCTTGTCCTGGGCTTGTGCGATGGCGACCTCCATTCCGCTGATTGTGAGTCGGAGTTCGTCATTCGTTCCACGTAAGGCATCCGTCTCCGATGCTGCGATGCGGAGGGAAAGGATCAGCCGCGCTGTGTCGCCGTCCGGGCGCTCCTTGTTCAGCTTCTCCGCCACCGTTACAGACTCCGCCACGCTCGCCTTTAGCCTGCCGATGCTGCCGGTCTGCTTTGCGACGATCTTGCCTGCCTTGGCCGCTTTCGCCGCCACCGGGGCCATGATCTTTCGGGCTTTTGTCGGGGCGCTTTGGCATGAGGTCAGAAGTAGGATGGCCGCAAGTAGGGCGAGGCGGTTCACTGATGCACCGTAACGCATCCGCGAGCGTGGTCAACAACCGTTCTGACGACCTGCGCTTCGCTCATCGCCCGCGCCTTGGCCTGCTGCTTGATCCACGCGGCTTGCGGCTTGGTGATGCCTAGTTTGATGTTGTTGGGGTATCGGGTTTTTTTCATGGGATGGCTAAAGCGCGGGCTTCGCGAAGTTTTCGGCGTCGGTCTGAGTAGGTATCGAAGGCGTAAAAGATAATCTCGCGCGCTGCTTTTTCGCGGTCAATCACGACGACGCGGCGAACGATTTCGCCACCAA